CAGCTATTATGAGGCAGACCGCAGGTTTGTCGCCTTTAGAAAGAGCAGCGATGCAAGGTGCTTACGGAGGAATTGGATCTTACCAACCTTATACGGATGCTAATTTATTTGGCATACAAGAAGGTATGGGCATGTCCAGACGTGCTGGTGAATTGGCTCAACCTTATTTTTCTGGTCAACAACAATACTTAGGAGCTGCTACCGATACTGCTCGTCAGGCTGCTGGTATGCAGTTTGATCCAAACTTAACCAAACAATTTTACGATCCGTTTGAAAACAGAGTAGTACAACAAACAATAGACGACGCATTTAAAGGTGGTGAAATAGCCGATATATCGGCCAGAGCGCAAAACATAAATAGCGGCGGAGAATCGGCTTTTGGTTCTAGAGCAAGACTGTCTGCCGACGAAAGAAGGGCAGCTTTAGGAAGGGGTATTGGAGAGTCATTAGCAGCAATACGTTCTGGAGGTTTCTCACAAGCGCAAAATACAGCAATCGGAGAATTTGGTAGGCAAGCTGGAGCAAGAGAAAGATTGGCAGGTAACTTATCAAGTTACGGTACTCAATTGGGTAATATCGGAGCGGCCAGATCAGGACTTGCAAGAGATATAGGTTCTGATATTGCTGGATACGGCGGGCAAATAGGAAATCTAGGACGAACAGAATACGACTTGGCTTCTTCTCAAAGAAGAGAATTGTCAGACTTAGGAGGAATAGCAAGAGGCGTTAAAGAGACTGGACTTGGAAGACAATACGACCAAGCTCAACAAAATAGGTTTGCACCTACCCAAGCAGCCAGTTACGTACAAGGATTCTTGCCTCAATATCAAAGTGGCGGAACTGAAATTAATAAAACGTATGGTATTCCAGCAGATCCATTAAGTATGGGACTGGGTACGTTCTTTAATACGTACGGAAGTTTTGCTGGCAATAATCAACAAGGTCGAAACCCTAACCCGTATCAAACTACGCAGGCTTACCCACAAACAAGTACCAATACATCAACTAATGCTGCAACCACAGGTGGCAATTACGGCAATACAGGTGGTAATTACGGCGGGGCGCAAGCTTAAATGAACATATTACAAAGAAAAATGTTTGCAAATGGTGACGTTGTTCAAGACGCACCTCTTATTGATGTTGCTTCTGAAATAGCTAATTACTCTAAAATAGGTCTTTCTCCAATAGAAATATTTGAACGTTTACAACAAGATTACGCTGCTATAGGCATGGAAATGCCAAGAGATTTAGGAATGTTAACTATTGAGCGCATAGCTCAACAAGTTGGCGGAACGATGAAAGAAGATGCTCAAATTGATTCTGTTAATTTTCCAGAATTAGGAGGAGACGGCGGATTAGGAGAAAGTCCTTATAATTTAATACCAGAAATATCACCTGAAAGGTTGCCACCTGTTGACTCAACTTTAGATCCTAGACTTGGCACCTACCCACAGGGCGGTCCAAATTTGAATCCAGCAGAAATGCCGCCTTTAAACACAAATATTGATATAGATTCTTTATTGGACGAAGCTCAAAATGAAATTAAAATAGAAGATGATTTGCCAACAAAAGTTGAAACTCTTGGTCCAAATGATGTACGTTTGAGTGATGGAAGAATTGTTGATTTTACTAAAGGCATACAGGATATAAAAGAAGGCAAAGGAAAAGGTCTAGAACTTTATCGTATATTTAATTCTCCTGATGTTGAAAGAGGAGCCAACGTAGACGAAGCGCTTTCTCAATTTGTAAGAGAAGATGAGCCTGGTTTTTTTAAAATTGTTGGAAGTTTAGGCGGAGCAACTCCTGAAGAAAGAAGAGGGGGAGCGTTTGGTCCTGAAGATTTTGGAAGCGGGATAGTTGCTGGTGTTAAGGGAGCATTAGACGTAGGCAGAGAAGGATTAGAAAGAACTGTTCCAGGTTTTCTTGAATTTTTTGGCGGAGAAAAATTAGGAAATAAAGCCAGAGATTTTCTTGAAGGAGAATTTGATGAAGGCTATGTAGCTAGAGGAGGATTTAATCCTAGCGTTATAGATAATATTGTAATCAATGCGTCTGGATCATCAATTTCTGAAGATTTAGAAGAAATTGGAATTACAAATGAAACAGGTTCAGTTGTTAAACCCGAAGTTGGAGAACCTGAATTTGTTTTAGATGACGGACCAGAAGGAAGAGTGGGATTTGAAAGTAAAAAGGATTTAGATGATTATAGAAACAGTGATGAATATAAAAATTGGATAGAAAAACCTTTAGACGAAGATGACTTTATTTCTAGTGGAGAAAGTAGAACAGTTCCACCTGGAGATGAAATTAGTACAAGAATTGTTGACGCTATTAAAACGGGTGGAACACCTTTAAAAACTGAAGAAGACGGTAAAAAACCTAAGTCGCCATCAAATTATTCAAGCGGTAAGTCACGCGAAACTAATTTTGCTCAGTTTACTCAAAGTCCTGATTTTATTAGATTTGTACGTAATCTTGGTAAAGGTTTGGTGTCTACAGGAGAAATTGGTAAAGGTATTGCTTTAGGTTCTGCCGCTGCTGCTGAAGAAAAGTCTCTTGATGAAAAGAAAGAAGCAGAAACTTACGCTAAGTTTTTAAAAGATCAAGCAGAAGCTAACAAAGTATCTGATTCCACTTACAAAGATGTTACCGAAGCTAGTGTAAAATTAAATCAAGATGTTAGAGATTATAACAATGCTTTAGCTGCACAAGTATTAGCACAATCGGTTATAGATTTTGCAAATGGAGATGCAAATTTAGCTTCTTTTACAAACAAAATTGGAGCGACTGTAGCTGACGTAGTTGGTGGTTTTACAGGAGAATTAGATGATCCTAGTAAATTATCATCTACAAGAAGAGCGCAAATTGCACTTGAAATTTTAACCAATAGAAATATTAAAGAAATATTAGGTGAGTCTGGCAGAACCATATCAAATATAGACAGGGACATTGCAAAAAGAGTAGTGGGTAGTTTAGATAATTTAAAACTTGATACAGTAGCTGCCATAAAAATAAAATTAAATGACAACATTGGAAGCATAATACAAAAAAGAAACGAAGCTCAAAGAAACATTAAATCCAGAACTTTGTATATAAGTCGTTACTCGCCTGAACTTATAGATGAAGAAATAGCAACAATATTTTTTAAAGATTTTGCAACTCCTTTAGATCAATTTATAAGTTCGCAAGGAAAAAGTAGCGGCGGATACGACTCTTCTATAACGTTTGTTGATGGAGTAACGCCAAAATGATATTTGACGTAAAGTTAGCAGAAGATGTAATTGTCAGAGTTGAAGCAGACGATCAAGAAAGTGCTGTATTAAAGGCCAAAGAAGAAGTCAATAAAAGAACAGGTTCTGAAGCTTACGATAAACTAAACTTTAATTACGAGACAGGCTTAAAAAGCATGAAACTTAGGGGTCTTTTGGGTTTGGGTGAAAAAAGAGATGAACGCGGTAGGGAAATAGAAAAAGAAAAAGTACTAACTAATTATGTTGGTACTGAAGGATTTACTTACAACACCAAAGGCGATCTTTCCATTACTCCAGAAGGTCAGAAAAGTTTAATAGAACAAGGTTTGTACGATGAAAAAGATTATACCGACAAAAACGTAGTAGTAGACGAAACAGGATATTCACATGGGGATTTGGCTGATCTTTCAGGATTGGTTGGTCCTGTATTTGGAGCAATAGCTGCGATGTCTCCTCATTTAAGAGGAGTTAAATTATTGCAATCCGTACTTGGTTTAAGAGGCGGAAGAATTTTAGCTGCCGCATCTGGCTCTGCATTAGGTAAGGGTGGTGAAGAAGCTTTTGAATCTCAACAACAAATACAGTTACAAGACAGAGAAGAAATTCAAGACTTGATGTTAAGAGAGTTTAAGTTTGCCGCCTTGGGTCAGGGCGCAGGAGAACTTATTGGTACAGGATTTGCAGCGTTCTTTGGTAAAAAAGCACCTACTATTGATGTAAGAGATGCTTACGTGGTTAGTAAAGGGTACGACATGGATGACGTAATGAGGTTGGATCAAAAGTTAGGCAGAATGGCTAATGAAAAAGACATCGCCAAAGCAGTTAAGAAAGGAGAAATAGCAGATTTAGATGCTAAAGGTGCTGTTAGTCAAAGTTTTTTACAAAGATCTATACCAGGCAGGATGCAAGGAATTGGTGAAACCATTGCGGGCAAATCAGGCAGAGTAAAAGGTTTGGCAGGATACAACATGGCAGCGCTTGCTAAATTACAAGAAAAATTAGCTGCTAAAAGAGCTGCTTCAAAACAATTTTCTGACTTTCAAGGAACAGGAGCTGCATCAAACGAAATAAAAATTGCGCGAGATAAATTAAAATCTGCTGACAAAGAAGTTTCTAATTACCTTGATAAATTAATGAAAGATCTTTCTGCTGAAACAGGAGGTTTTGGTCCAATTTTAGAAGATGTAAGCAGAGCGCAGTTGGGTAAAAGTGTTCAAGACACTATTAGAGAATCTTACCGATCAATGCAAGGTAATTTCAGAGCAGATTACGATGATGCTTTTAGCGCGCTTAGAAATTTAGGAATTGATCCAAAAGCAGGATCTACGACAAGTTCTATAGGAATAGGAGATGCGTTTACTTCTAAGTTAACGTCTAATTTAAAAGGAATATCTACGTACATAGACGATTATTTATCAGTACAAAAGCCTCTCTTAAAATACGGTCAAGATGAAGAAGGGGCATTAGGTCTTATTAGAGGACTTAGCAAAGAAATAAACACAGGTCAATATTCAGAAGGAGTCAATTTAAGCACGTTAATTGAAATTCGTTCCACGTTAATTGAAACACAATTAATGGCTGGAAATAAAACAAAAGGCGTGGGTAAATTTTTACAAGACGTTATCAAAAAAGTTGACGAACAAATTACAGATGCTCCAAATAATTTATTGGTTTCAGGTGAAACTGCTTTTTTAAGTTCACCACAAAAAAAAGTAGTAACGGATACGGTACAAAGACTAAGAGACATCAATACACAATATTTTGAAGACATGGTTCCTTTCAACAGAAGCATTGTTCAAAAGATTGTTACGGAAGGACCAAAAGGAAAACACTCGGATGATATATACGAACAAATATTATTAAAGGCTGATTCAACTGGCATGCGAAACGTACTTGATGCAGTAACTAGAGGTGGTTTGCGAGAAGGAATAGCAGGACCGCAAAAAGGTTTGGCGCAAGCAGAACACCTTAGAGCAGATTTAACCAGAAAGTTATTTGCCGATTCCGTTAAGACAGCTACCGATCCAGTAACAGGAGTTTTTAATCCTACAAGATACGTTAGAGAAATAACCAAATACGACGCTGCGTTAAAACCTTTGCTTGGAGAAAATTACGGGCAAATGATGGCAACGCTAAATCAATTTAATAAGTACAGTCCTAAATTAAAACCTGAAGAAATAATAAAACTGGCAGATGATATAAGATTAAATCCAAACGGAGAGTTTGGTCCAGGATTTAACAAATTTTTAGATACTTTAGAATCCAAAGCTAAAGCAAGTGATGAAGTACTTAAATTTGAACAGTCCAAAATATTAACCAACGTAGAAGGAGCAACGCCAGAAACCATTGCTCAAGTTGTTTTCAGACCTAACAGCGCAGTTTCAATTAACCAAGTTAGGAATCAAGTTTCTGAAGAAGCTTTCTTAAACATACAAGACGAAGCTTTAGAGCAATTAATTAAAAAAGGCATACCTGGTGGTGGAAGTGATTTAGCAGAAATATTTAAACCTGGAAATTTTCAGAAAGCATTAGATTCGTACGGAGACGAAACATTAGAAGCGATGTTTGGTAAAGACTTGCAACAATCGTTAAAAGGATTTTCAAGAGCGTTAAATGTAACCGTATCAGGAGCAGAAAAAACTGGAGCGGGTTCTATCGTAGCTGGTACTCTTGCAGCAGGGTTCTTTAATTTAAATCTTTTGCCTACAGTTGTAACGTTAACGGTTTACAAAACGTTGTTTGCCAATCCAAGAATTGTCAGTATGTTGGCAAGAACGGATAAAAGTGCAATGGGGGAAGTGGTGGACGCTTTTGAAAAGGCCATACGTTTGTCAGGTTTTTCTGCTCTAGGACAAAAATCTACTGAGGCATCAGAAGGCATAAAAAGAAATTTGCAAGATTCTGGAGTTTTAGAACAAGCAGAAGGATTTAAAGATCAAGCAAGACAAGTAATTGACCAAGTGGCTAGACCGATTAGCAGAGGTATTGAAATGCCAAAAATTAATCCTATTGCACCACCGCCAAGAACAGCAGGTGTCAGCAGAAGTCTACTAGGCGGATCTATTGCTAACGAAGATATAGCAAACCGTAGACAGAACCAAGGGATAGCAGGACTGGTTTAAGTCAATCCCAACTCTTCCCGATCAAATCCTAACGCGTGGTCTGACAGACAAACCAATTCATCTTTACTTAAATGTATGTACGGCTCTGAGTCCTCTGGCAGTTGCGGTTCAGCAATCGTACCAAAACGTACGTCGTAGACTTTGGTTCTGTCCCAAGTGTGTGAATACACGCTGTCCGTCATAGCAAACACCAGGACGAATGGTTGGTTGGTAGCCAGAGACAGAGCGGCTCCCATACGCAACTTGGATGCGCTCAGTAATAAAGTGTCGTACTTATTAATACCAAAGCTACGGCATTTAACTTCTAACCAGAACGAAGACTCTTTGCTCTCGCACCAATAATCTAGGCCGTAACTGACTGGTAGCTTATGACACCTTACGCCCCATAATCCTTCTATAAATCCAGCAACACGCTCTTCGCGCTTTTGATCGCTGATCGTTTCCATCTTCGGTTTCGCGTTCATCTGTAACTCCCTTGTATATGCTTTTAGTCAAACGATGCAGAGCCACGAAGGGTATGGAGATTGCCGTTACCGACAACACCAAGATCCCTATAACCACATAAACCCACACCGTCATTAACTCATACATCATTTTTTTTGTTTCTTTAATCATCGAAAAAATTAGGATCTATAGCGACTATTCGTTTCATTGGTCGCCCTGTTTGTTTTACTCTGACGTCTTTTTCTTGTATCTCTCCCGCGTTCATTAAGCGAGTGATGATTTCTTTTACTTCAAAAGACTTCATTGATCTGAACAATTCTCGTCTGTCTATATCTCGACGACTGATGCCCATTTCTCCTTGCGTCCTTATAAAGCTAAGAACTTGCTTGATACGGCTTTCCATTTCGGACCCTGCTACCTTGTCTTCACACGTAGCTACCATTATCTGATCGTAGTAATAGACGTAATCTATTGCCCACTTGGTTATATCGCCTCTTATTGTATTGGTGTATGGACTGTCAGCTAGAGCGCCTATCAAAGCCAAACGCATCGCTTTCTCTCTTGTTCTGGAGAGCAGTACTTCTAAGCCGTCCTTTTCTAATTTGTTTTGTTGATCCACCAATTCGTAAGCCAACTTATCCAAAAGCTTTCTGGAATCGTCGTCGAACTTTACTACCCGTTGTTTAAAATCTACCTCTGAGTTGTCTCTGGCTATCTGCTCCATTTCGTTATTGGTTTCCCTGACCTTACGCACCCATTCCAATATGGCATGGGACGGTTCTACGAATGGCACCATTCTGCCTACCGTTCTGGGCAGTTTGGACTCAACAACAATAAAACGATTTAGAAATCCGTCCACAATTCGCCCTGTTGATAAAGCACCGTAAAAGTTTCTAGGAACGGACATGCCAACCAAGGTTATTGCGGGTTTAATTGTTGAACGATCTAAAGCCTCTTGTTGCTGTTTTTGGGTCAGAGTCATCATAGAGTAATTGTCTGGTCTGATCGTACCGTGGCAACGTCCCCACGTCTCCATAAGGACTTGTATAGCATCCTCTTTGTTGGAGTTGGAAGACTTGGATATACTTTCCAATCTTTTACCAAATTCATCCATCACGGTTATGTGTGTTGGCTTATGTCTTAGTAAGCTGTATACCGCACCGCTTGACGTGTAACCGTCTCCCGCCATTATCTCTGCGTGTCCCGCACCATCTAGTACGGCTTCCATAACCGTCTTAACGTTTTCTTTACCCTGTCCAGATTTGGCAATACACATAAAGAACATGGAACTAAAATTGTTCATATCCGTTTTGTACATTCTACCCAAAGATACAGAACCAATCGCTAGGGCGGTTTGCATAGACAAAGCGGGTTGTTCTATCTGCGCTATGGTTTCTGAGTATTCGTATATGTCTTTTACAATACCTGGAGGGTTGTATAAATCGGTTGGTTCACTTACGTTGTACTTACGTTGTATGAAAGCAGGAGCTTGTTGGTTCTTCCTTTCATGTGTCTTTAATATAGAGTTAACTGTCGTAGATATTTCTGATCTTGGTAAAGGCGGTTTGTTTTGTTGATTCCAAGACTGAACAAAGAAATCAACCATTTCTATACTTACGTCTTTTGCTATTAAGTTTCCTGCTAATCGAGCGGCGTTGTCGTTACGGCTACCCGCAACCACACCTTCCATTGAAAACGGTGAAGTGATGGCCTTGCCATTTAACTTCTCAGCACCCGTAATCATTACCCAATGTTCTTTGGTTAGGTTTGGTAAATCGCTTGTGTCGTGCCAATCCCAGCCGTCTATAAACTTGGGTTCGTATATGGCTCCTGTTGCGTGAATGTTGTAAGGAGCAATGATTAAACCACCGCGTCCTCTTATGTCTATCAGTTTGGCAGGATCTGAAGTTTCAGTTCTTCTGGCAACAAACGTTGTGTAGTTTTCTGGGTTGTTGTAGTAATAGTGCATACCCTTGCCTGTAACTACTTTGCAAGGAGTGTTGGGTAGATTCTCTTCTGCCCATATACACGCTTCTGGTGTGTCTGCGTCCACCACAATAAAGTCTCCGCAGATTAAAGCCACGACCAAATCGTCGCGGTTTTTAAACCACCGAGTTATTTCTTTCGTCGTCGGTTGTCGCTCTTTGAACTGTTGCCAGCTCCCCAATTCTTTAGGGGGTACTTTATTATGTCTTAATAATGGTACGGGACTGTAACCACTTTCTGCATAAGCAAGAGCAAGCTCCAACGCAGAATCTTGCGCAGTTGCTTTGACGTTTAACACTAATCAACCGTCTTTTTGGCTTTAGCGGGTTGGTCAATGGGTCCAAAGATTGATTCAAAGTCCAACTTACCTTTGGTGGCTCTGATTATCTTTTTAGCTTGTTCTATAGAAGGCTGTCTAAGGCCGTATCTCCAAGCTTTTGTTGAGGCAGAGGAGCAATCAAAAAGCTCTGCTGCTGGGTCTATTCCTATAAATTCTATATACTGTTTTAATGTTATTCGTTCCACATCACGCTCCTTAAATTCTGGCTCAAGTCCTTCTGAATACAAATTCATAAGGTCCTTCTCACCAAGTTGTTGTTGACGGTAAAGGTAATTAATCTTCCATTGGTTCTTGTTTTTTTCTTTGTTCATTGTTACTATATGTTTAATGTTGTTTTCAACACATAGTAAACGAAAACAATTTTGTTATCAACTGGAGAAAGTAAATGAACGATAAAATATTAAATCGTATCAAAAGTCCCAACGAGTTAGTAGAGCAGCAAGGCGCCAAGCTGTTGGTCTACGGCGAGAGTGGGGTCGGAAAAACTACCCTCTGTCAGACAGCACCAGGTAAGACCTTGGTTGTCAGTATGGAAAGTGGTTTGTTGTCTATTAAAGATGCTGAAAACTTGGATGCAATCGAAGTAAAAGAAGCGTCAGAGATAGAAGAGATTGCTCAACTCTTAGAGAATGGAACCTTAGACTACGATACCGTCTGCTTAGACAGTATCACTGAAATGTCTGAGATTTTGTTGTCTCAAGAGAAAGCAAAAAGTAAAGATCCTAGACGTGCGTACGGCGAGGTCATCGAAGTGATGATTAAGACGATGCGTAGATTTAGAGATCTGCCATTGCACGTGGTATTCATCGCCAAACAAAGTAGGGAACGCGATGAGTCTTCTGGCATGTTTCATTATCAACCGATGATGGTTGGGGCCAAGTTGCCCACTCAAATCCCATACTTCTTTGATGAAGTTATAGTGATGAGATCATTTGAAGATGAGAATGAAGAAGGTAAAAAAGTAACCGCTCGTTGGTTACAAACGAGACTTGGGCAAGGATATACTGCCAAAGATCGTTCTGGTAAATTGGAAGAGTTTGAAAGTCCAAACTTGACTGATGTAATTAATAAACTTGGATTTGCAGGAGGTGCAGAATGAATGACTTTGAAGGATTTGATTTTAATGTAGATGATGCGGGTAGCGATAATACAGCTATCCCAAAAGGCGACTACCCTTGTGTGGTAACAACGTGTGAGAAAAAGAAATCTCAAGCGGGTAACGACATGATATGGTTGGAGCTAGAAGTGACTGGCGATAAATACGCGGGTTGGAAGCTGACTAAACCGTTTATGCTTTGGGCGGAAAACCAAGAGCATCTAGGTTACGCAAAAGCGGATTGGGCCAGATTGTGCAAAGCGACAGGCTTTGGTAACGACAATCCACCTAAAAGCGCACACGATCTACACGGTAAAGCGTTTATTGTTTCGGTAGCAATAGAAGAAGCGAAAGCTGATTCTGACTACGGTGACAGCAATAAGATCGTTGGTTATAAGTCACTAGACAGAAAATTGGCTCCGAAAGCTGCTGATCTTCCACCTAGTATGGGCGAATCTCCCCAAAGTGAAACGTCTGCCCCAGGCAAACCTACACTTTAAAACCGTCGGCTACGCTAGGAGTCGCTAAGAGCAAACGCTCAACCTAGCATTTTTATTTAGAGTACAGCTTCCAATTGGTCGCTAAGACCGACAAGAAATCATCCATAGACAATACGGCTACCTTAGAGTGGTCCTTTTGCCAATCCAAATTAATAGCCGATAGAGGAACGCAAACTCGAATGGGTCTGCGGTTAAATTTGTAAATCAACGCGGGTATTTTGCCGTTACTAGCCTTGCAGACTTGTTCCCACCAGGCAGGACGCAAAAGATCGCCTTCTTTATAGAACTTACATTCTATTGCAAAGTACGGCATCTCCAAATCGCACTGATCCTTCTGTTGGTATTGATCCAGATTGCGTTTGGTCTGGTAGTCAATACCCTCTTCAATAAAGAATTCGTTAAGGATCTTAGCTATATCACGCTCAAACTGAGCGCCTTTGTTTCTTGAATTAATCTTGGCCATCTAAATCAAGTGTAACAATATTTGGACTGTTGTGAGTGGTAGCTTTGGTTCCTTTAAGATACTTCTTATAAGACTCTAGGCTTGCAGACATTTCTATCCAGGCTTTGTCCATTTGCTCTTTGGTTATTACAAACACTTTACTCGCGTAAGGTTCTTTCTTTTCTTGCGCTACGAATACAAACTCTTTGACTCGGTAGCCTGCGGCTTCCAATCCTCTTCTGTACCAAGCGGCTTGTTGATCGTAGCCGTACTTTAATACAGACTCTAGAAACAATTCTGGACTGCAACTGAACGTGGTTTTGTAATCCACCGCTACAATCTCAAAGTCCTGGTGTGGTCCTTGAGGAGAACAGATAACGTCTGGTCTGCATTTGCAAAGCACGTCCTCCTCGTACCAATAGAAAGAGGCTTCTGGTATTTTGTTTTTGCCATTCAAATATATATCCGATTCTGGAATGATGTTGGATGCCATACCCTCTATAGCCAGGTAATCTCTTTCGTTGATAACCACCAAGCCACGATCTATAAAGTCTTGCTTCAAATCCTTACTGACCTTTGTATAGGGAGATCCAACGATCACGCCGACGTTGTCGTTAAAGGTGGCCTCGCCTTCTACCAACATATAATGAGCGGCAGTACCGAAGTTCATTGCTGGGGTCGTCTCCACTTCAGTCGATATTGCATGGAGTTGGCTGTCTGCAAACTTACGCACAAAACTGGAGCTGATTCCCACGTCTGAGTGATACACCTCGTTGGGTATCTCTCGTATGACAATGGCATCGCCTTTCTCTATCGGGTCGTAATTTTCTAATTCAGGTATCTGTTTCATTTGTATCCTCTAATTCGTTAATAAACTCTACTACGTTTTTTGTTGAAAGTTTTGTAAGCGTGGATGCTATTAAGAACATCGCCAACTGTTTTCTTTCGTACTCTGGAAGAGGCAGTAACTTTTCCAAAAATTCTTTGTACATTGCTGTTTCCATATTTATCTCCTAAAAGGGTACGTCGTCGTCTTCGTCCCACGTTTTTTTATAGGCACGTTTTTTGCCTTTCGGTTCTTCTTGTTTAAGTTTAAATTCCGCCTGCATTTTAAAGTAATCCTGGATTACCTCTTTTGTTTCTTTTTCCTCGTATTCTAACAGAGCGGTTTGCACCACCTTGTCGCAGTTGATTGGTTCAGGCCAATAATCTCTCAGGTTTTTAAGATACACTAAGTTTTCCTGTACGGATTTACGAGGGTTGTATTTGGGTTTGCCTATCGCTTCCCAAAATTCTTTTATTGGTTGCAGTTCTTCATCGTTGCCAACAAACGTCAAATCAAACTCGGTTTTGTCGTAAGGCAAAAACATAAAAGTTCCGTCTTTTTTCTTAAACGGGTAACAACGCAGAGGTTTACCTATCGTCATTTTTAAGCACCTTTTTGTAAGCGTCTTCAAAAATAACAGGATGATGTTGGCAGATGTAATTCATAGCTTCTGCTATTCTACCCAACCCTCTCATATCCTCTAACAGTTGCTCTATATGGTCTGGACCGTATATTTTTAATCTCTGTCTGGCGTCGTCGGTTAGGCTCTTTTCTATTAACAATTCTAAGTCATTCATATCTTTCTCCAAAAGTTATAAAACAATCGTACTTGAATTATTTGCTATTGTCTACACAAGAGTATAGACTAATTGTAAATTACTTAGGAGAAAGTGAAATGGCAAAGATAAAAATAGATAAAAGAACTGAAGAGTGTGCGTTTATTGAAGTAGGAAGTGTAACAGTTTACGTTGACGATTCAACAGAAGAACAAATAGTAGAAGTTTCTAAAGACGGTAAAACTTTATACGATTCATTGAAAACAGAAGATGAGTAACCAATACAAACAAAGAAGCTACGACGGTTATCAAGAGATCTTGGACTTGGTTAGAGAAATTGTTACACGCATCGCTCCAGAGTGGGCCGCTTCCGCCATCAACAAAGAGATA